TAAAAACATTATAAATAGTACCAAATACTTTAGTTTTTGGAGACTATTATGGCGGTTCCTGCATCTAGACAAGATCTCATAGACTATGCCAAGCGAAGACTTGGTGATCCAGTCTTGGAGATCAACATTGATGAAGATCAAATGGAAGACCGTGTCGATGAGGCATTACAGTACTATCAAGAGTACCACTCAGACGCAACGGTTAGAACATATCTAAAACATCTGATTACTCAGACTGATGTCGATAATGAATATATTCCGATATCTTCAGACATCATGACTGTGACTAAACTCTTCCCTGTTGCATCTTCTTTCAATTCATCGTTTAACTTCTTTGATATAAAATATCAAATGATGTTGAATGACATAGCAGACATTCAGAACTTTGCAGGTGACCTTGCTTACTATGAACAGATGCAACAATACCTGTCAATACTAGACATGAAGCTGAATGGTCAACCGCAAGTTCAGTGGTCTAGACATCAAGACAGGTTACACATATTCGGAGACTTCCATGATAAAGACATAAAGGTTGGTGAGTATGTGGTTGCAGAAGTTTATACTATAGTAGATCCAGAAACACACACATCGATTTATAATGACATGTGGTTAAAAGATTACACTACTGCATTATTCAAACAACAATGGGGAATGAACCTAATAAAGTTTGAGGGGGTTCAATTGCCTGGCGGTGTAACATTTAATGGAAGACAATTATATGATGATGGTACGTCAGAGTTAGAAAGGTTAAGAGAGACAATTAGACTAGAACACGAAATGCCCGTTGATTTTTTTGTAGGATAATATAAATGGCTCGTAACCTTTACTTCTCGGAAAAAGTAAGATCTGAAATGGATCTCTATGCAGACTTGGTCATAGAGTCATTAAAGATTTATGGACAAGATGTTTACTATTTACCGAGAGACTTGGTAAACGAAGACGTATTATTAGGAGATGATGTTGCATCTCGATTCCCAACATCTCATAAGATAGAGATGTACATAGAGAATGTAGAGGGATTTGATGGAGAAGGAGATCTGTTTACTAGGTTTGGTGTAGAGATTAGAGACGAGGCCACTTTTGTGGTTTCACGTACAAGATTCTCCGCGCAGGTTCGAAGACCAGATAATGATATTGCGACTGACAGACCTACAGAGGGTGACTTAATTTATCTTCCTCTTACAAATAAAATGTTTGAGATACAACACGTAGAGCATGAACAACCATTTTATCAAATAGAGAACTTACCTGTATACAAAATGCGGGCGACTCTCTTTGAATACAGTGGAGAAGACTTTGACACAAGTATCGAAGGTATTCAAGATATTGAGAAGACAGGTTCTTATCAGTACAAAGTTTGTACTACTGCACCTAAGAAACCTTCTACATCTATCACTATGAACTTTGAATACGATGATGATGTATTTGATTCTTCATACGGGCCTCAGGGTACAATAACTGCTGTGAATATACTTTCTGGTGGTACGTACTATACATCTGCACCAACCATAAGATTTGTGGGTGGAGATCCAGCGGATAGTGCAGAGGCTACTGCGATAATAGATTCTGCGACAGGTCTTGTAACATCTGTTGTGGTTACAAACGGTGGATTAGGATACGAGACACTACCAACTATTGCCTTTGATGGTGGTTCTTCAATGGATAGTGATTATGCAATTGGTGACACAGTCAAACAAGTTCTCAGCAGTGGTGTCACAATTACTGGTGAGATCCAAAATATTGATCTTGATTCTGCAGGTGACAGTGATCGTTGCTTCTTCCTTGCACATGTTGGTGCAGACGATGGCAAATATCACACCTTTACAACTGGTGGAACACTACTAAATGTAACAAATAATGCACTTACTGGATTTACTATAACGACAGTTAGTGAAGATAATAAAATTTCAGAAACGGAACAGAACGAGACATTTACAGATTTTAGTGATGATTTCTTAGATTTCACAGAAGATAACCCATTCGGTGATCCAGAAAACAACTAAATAGATCTAACTTAATAGGATAGAAAGATGCCAATTATATTCAGAGGGACGAAGGGGAGTAGGTTAACTGTCGCAGAAATAGACGGTAACTTTCAAACTTTAGCAGGGTCTGTCAACACAAAAGTAGATTCGGCAAACGTAATAGGAATTGTCGATAGTGCATATGTTCAGGCAAGACAAACAACATATGATTTCTTAGACTCAGCTGAGGCAATTGCCTTAATTGATTCCGCTTACGTGCAGGCGAGACAAGTAGACTTACAAAGAGATTCTAGTTTTATTACTAACCTAATAGACTCCAATCATGTCCAATCGAAACAAGATAACTCATATGGATCTTTAACTGGTACACCAACTAATCTTTCACAATTCCATAATGATAAAAAATATCTTGACTCTTCGAATGCAACTAGTATAGTAGATTCTGCCTACGTACAAGCGAGACAGATTACATATGATTTCTTGGATTCCGCTGAAGCAATTGCCTTAATTGATTCTGCCTACGTGCAAGCAAGACAAATCATATATGATTTTGATTCAGACTTGGCATCTAAAACTACTACAGATCTCGCAGAGGGTACAAATCTATACTACACACAATCTAGATTCGATAGTGCACTAGGTACAAAAACTACATCCGATTTAGCAGAGGGTACTAGACTTTACTACACAACAAGTAGAGCAGACAGTGATGCAAAACAAGCATTAACAGGTAGTACTGGTGTAACTTATAATAGAACTACAGGAGAAATTTCTATTGGACAACCTGTAGGAGTAGCTGACAGTGTTAACTTCCAAGGGTTACAAGTTGACAATTTAGTGGTGGCTGGAACACAGACTACTGTTAATACACAGACACTAAATGTTGTCGATCCAATGATTAAGATGGCAAATGGAAATCAACAGAATATAAATGACATTGGTTTCTATGGACAATACTCATTAGATGCAGGAACAACTGTAAGACATACTGGTCTCTTTAGAGACGCATCTGATGATAATTACTATCTCTATCAAAACTTGGTAGACTCACCAACATCGTTTGTAAATAGGAGTGGTACAGGTTTTGAACTTGCAACTTTAAATGTTGGAACAATAAACGCGACAAACATTTTAGACTCAAATCACATTGAGGATATGATTACAAGTCTTTCTACAGACTCTGCTGCCGTGTTCCTTCTTGTTGATTCTGACTACATTCAAGCGAGACAGATCCAGTATGATGTATCTGGTACAATAACGTCCACAGTCGATGCAGCTTATGTTCAGGCACGTCAAACAGTTCAAGACTTTTCATATGGTTCTTTGACTGGTGCACCAACAAATGTATCAACATTTACTAATGATGCTAACTATGTAAGTGGTACTACTCTTGCAACTAATTTCTTGAACCTTGCAACAAACCTTGTTCCAGATACAGATAGTGCACGTGACTTAGGTACGTCATCTAAGAAATGGAGAGAATTACATTTATCTGGTAATACAATCTTCCTCGGTACTGATCAAATATCTACAGACAATGGAGAATTAAAAGTAAACAACAAGTCACTGTACGACTTTTCTGATCCAAGTGATGGTTTAGTCGAAATCAATGATAAGTATATTGAAACCTCTACAGAACTTACAGACGCACAGGCTCCAACTGATCCACAAGTTGTCTTTAACACTTGGAATAGATTTTCCCATCTAGGATCATCTCAACCACTTGCAAATCAAACAGATTTAAATGCGTGGGCATATAATTCAGGTACTGGTGCAGTTGAAAATTCTCAGAACACATCATCAGCGACAGGATTCTATTCACCAAGAAAATATGATAGTTACACACACGAGGTTACATTAAAATCAAGTGGTTCTGATGATGACATTTTAGGTGCTATTATTGGTTATGTCATAGAAGATGGAAAACACTATACATTAAGTGCCGTAAGACAAACTACAGGTAATATTATTCAATCTGGTTTGCAGTGGGGACTTGTGTATAATATAAATCAAGATCATACAGATAACACTCGTGATCAGGCATTATTAGCAAATGGAACAAGTACTGCAGGTGGAGCAACCCAAGGTTGGAGTTCATTCGCAAACGGAACAAAGGTACGTGTACGTAAGATTGGTTCAAGTCTTTCAATAAAAACATCACAATGGAACAGTACATCAATTGATGATACAACCGAAATCACTTTTGATCTAAACTCTGACTCAAGAACTCAAAGATTTGCAGGTTCTGTACCATATGGTTACGTTGCATGGTCTCAAGGGCCGGCATCCTTTAATGATCTATCCTTTACACCTGATACACCTGAATCAATTATTCATTTTAAAGATAATGGTGCAACAACCTTTTTTGAATTTAATAGTGGTACTTCTTCTTGGGATGTAGATACAACATCTACTCTATCAGATAGAAAAGGTAAATTTTATCACAACGATAAAACTGGTAGAACATTCTTTAACGATGGTGATAATGTTACGGCGATAGGTACTGTAAGACAATTTAATGATGTACTTTATCAAGTACCACAATCATCTGCGCCAACCGCTACAACAATAGGTGCACTAGGTCTCAAGCCTGGTATGTTTGCAGTCGCAGATGGTGTCAACTGGGATCCTGTAAATAAGAATTCAACCTATCCGTATCCAGTTTTCTGGGATGGTACACAATGGAATGCGTTATACTAAATGTTTGGAACACACTTTTACCATGAGAAGATAAGAAAATCAGTTTCCCTTTTTGGGAGACTGTTTAACAATATCTATGTGATCCGCAAGAATGCATCTGGTGGAGTTTTAAATCAATTAAAAGTTCCATTATCATACGCACCTAGAAAAAAGTTTCTAGAAAGAATTAGACAAAACACAGATCTTTATACAGACGAAAAGGTTGCGATTAAACTTCCTCGTATGTCTTTTGAGATAACTAGTTTTGTTTATGACAACACAAGACAGTTGACAAAGACTAGTACTTTCAAGGGACGTGGTCAGAAATTTAATGACGAGAATCAGTTTCCTAAAGCTCAGAAGTTTTTTTCACCAGTTCCTTACAATATTTCATTTGATTTAAATATTTACGCAAAGAGTCAAGATGATGCTTTACAGATTGTAGAACAAATATTACCTACATTCAATCCTCAATATACTGTAACGATAAAATCATTTCCAGAAGAGTATCCAGAATTCAAAGAAGATATTCCAATTGTTATGATAGGTGTTGCTTTCTCAGACGATTTCGAGGCAGAGATGTCTCAGAGAAGAACAATCGTATATACATTATCATTTGAGATGAAAGTATCTTTCTTCGGCCCAATTGCAAACTCAACTGTCATTCGAAAATCTGTTGCAGACATTTTCTTCCGTGATGCAGGTGCACAGGGTGACTCTGATATACGTGCAGAAAGAATAACTGTAACACCAAACCCAACCACTATAATAGGAATGCCTGATAGTGACTATGGATTCGATACTGATATCGATCTAGCCTTTGATGATAGCGCATAAGGAGAAATAAATGCCGATTACATTAAGAACCACAAAAGGCAGTGAACTTACCTTCGCAGAACTAGATGGCAATTTCACACACCTTGACACACAAGTAAATACCTTAACAGATTCTTCTACGGTAAAAACTTTTATTGACTCTTCCTACGTACAAGGAATTGCAAGTCAGAGTTATATCGAAGGTATAGTTGATTCTGCATATGTAAATAGTAGAACTACAGCTATAGGAGATCTATTCGATAGTGCAGATGCAGTACAATTAATAGATAGTGATTACGTACAAGCACGTGCAGATACAATAAAATTATATCCATACACAGTGGCGACTGCACCTACTTCTGGAACTGAAGGTCAATTAATATATGTGACAGATGGTAATGCAGGAGACGCAACACTTGCAGTATGGAGTGGTGGATCTTTTAAAGTTGTATCCACACTTGGTGCTACAATACTAGACTCAGCTGGTGGCGGTGGAGGCGGATTCTAATCCGATGACAAATGAGTGATGATGAAAAAATAAATAATGACTATGATTATTCTCGTGACACTTTATATGAGTTGATCGAAAAGGGAAAAGACGCACTAGAAAATATGATAGAGGTTGC